TCTATTTTTAAAATTATATAATTGAAAAACTATTTTGTATGCTGATGAAAAAAATAAAAAATACTTTTTATCTAAATTTGACTTATCAGGATGTGTTTTTAATACAATTTTTTTAGCATTTTTCAAATCTTCTTCAGTAAAATTATTTTTTAATTTAAATAAATTCAAAAGATCATTTAAATTATAATTTTGTATATTCAAATCAAGATTTTCTAACATTTATTATTTATATATTTTACAAAAATAATTTTTATATATTAATATTCGCAAAATTATTATAGTTGGAATTATACAAACCGTCATACTTATAAAATGTCTTTCTTGACTTTTTGTTAGTTTATAATATTAAAAATATTATAAACTAAATCTTGAATATACCTATTTTTATTTTTATGTAATTTACTTAAATGACACCCGTCAAATATCAACCAATATAGAGTTAAAAATAATGGTGATAAAAATAATTTGTATTTAATTAAATACTTTAATGGTAAAAATGGTAGTAAAGCAAAACTTAATGTTACTAGATAATGTATATATAAAAAGATTTCCATATATATATTATTTAATATATTTTCTTATTCTATTGAAAAAATTATTAATTTCATTATGGTCTGAACCAGAAACCGAATCATCTGGTAAAAACCATTTTTCATGACTATTTTTGCCATAATATACCATTAATTTTGGAATTCCATTAATCTGTTTTTTAACTTTATAATGACCATAAATCTCAAAATTATCATCTACATCCAAATCTACACAAATTAAATTATCTGAGAACGTAGAAAAATTTTGCTCACATACAGATTTTATTTTTTGACAAGGACCACACCAAGTGGCCCCAAACTTTATAAGAATTGCCTGTTCTTCATTTAAATTTTCTAATAAATTTTCCAGAGTTTCTTTTGATAATTCAGTAAATACTGTTTTTTTACTCATATTATATATTTAAATATAATATGAATTTTATATATTTTTTAAAATAATTAATTAATATGAATAATGTTAAAATTACAAAACTTATGGAGATTCAGGATCTTTTGGACTAGTTAAACCTGAAATAATTGTTTCATCTTCTTGAATATGTGTATCTACAATATTATTTATAACATTATACATTAATATACTTGTTAATATTGCTCTAAATATAACAGAAGAACCAAAAGTATAGCTTTTAAATCCTCCATATTTTTCTAATAAATTATGTAAATCTTTTCCAACTACCATCATTTCATTAACTGTATCTTCAAAACATAAAGACCAATCCAAATAACCAAAATTTTTACCTGTTTTCGCTTGTTCTATAGCTTGACCTATTTTAGTTGTTATTCCGGGTGTTACATTATGACACCCTAAACAATGACGCATAATAAATACAGATTTTAAATTTCCATACATCGATATATCTAAATCTAATTCATTATCTAATTTATAATTTTTTGAATATCTTCTTACTAACATATATAATAATTCACCATTCATACCAAATATTAACTGTATTATGTCTAAATTATCAAATACACCATAATTACGTTCTTTTTGTAATCCTATTTTTTTCATTATTCCACCGCCATAAATACCTTTCGCCATAAGGGTATCTTCTATACTAGGTTCATTATCATATTCTTTTGTATATATATCTCCATAAATATCACTCTCATTAACTAAATTTTTTCTTATAATATAGTCATATAACTTTGTCATAAATCCAGAATGACTTACAATAAAAGTGTTTTTATTAAAACTCTGAACTGCTTTTATAAACATGTTAGGGTCATTCTCTGGTGAAGAAACACCATTTAAATTAGAAAGTTTATCTATAGATGTATAATTACCATCTATATTAGCTGGTGATATTGGTGAAAAATTAGATTCAAAAACTTTATGTAATGCATATAATGCTTGTGAACTAGTAAACGGAGCATTTACTTTATCTAAACTAGCAGGACCTTTAAGTTCTTCATTACAATATGGAAATATTGTATAAGTATTACTAAAAATTTTCAAATTATTTTTCTTTACAAAATTAGTTTCTAATCTTGTAATTAATTCATCATAATTAGAAATATCATCACAACTACTTTTTTTCAAAGAATTATATTTACTTTTATTTTCTTTCCAACGAGTATTTTTTTTTGTAAATTTCTCTTCTTCTATTACATCTAATCCACCTTTTTTATTTTTTCTACCCTTTTTTGTATTTTTTTTAGACTTTCTTTTAATATTTTTTGTCATTTTACTTTTTTTACAATTTTTATATAATTTCTTTTTTGTAATTTTATTTCTCATTTATAATAAATTTAGATATTAATTTTTCCAATTCATCTATATTTATATCAGGCATTTCAATATGACATTCCCAAAAATATTTACAAAAGCTCCATTTCACTTTATAATCTAAACGATACCATTCTTTATGATTTGTTATCAAATATTTGAATAAATTTTGTGGTAGTAATTTTAAACTATTTCTAGGTAATACGTATGCTAATTGCGTGTATTCATTTATATTATTTGTATTTTTATTATCTAGTAAGTCTGTTTCAAAATATGGTATATATTTATTTAAATCTTCCAATAAGGGGGGATATTCGTAATTATATTTCCATCTCCAATCACAACATTCATTTGTATAATATTTGTATGTCCACTCTAATCCTTCTAAATAATTAATACATATTTGTTTTCTTCTTTCATCATTAATCTCAATATCAAATAATTCTTTATAATATCTATATTGCCATCCTTCACTCCCAATATTAATATGTTTTTCTATTTTTCTATCTAAAATTGGAGATAATAATTGTCTATCTTCTTCTTTAACAGTTTGTTTGATTTTTTTCTCCATTTTGTTTCTTATTTTCATTTCTTCAATTCCATATTTTTCTTCATTAATAGCAAGTTCATTTATTAATTTTTTGAAAATTTTCCAATTTATTTTATTATTTTTAATTATATATTCTTTATTAATACTAATAATATTTTTATAAGTTTCAATTAAATATGTTAAACCGTTTGTTCTTAAATTTAATACTGGAAAATGTGGTAAGAAATCATTTCCAAGCATAAAACAAATAAAAATATAATCCATAATACAATCGTCGTGTGTATTAATCTCACATAACATATCTTGTTTGATATTTTCGCATAATTCATAAATATCTAGTAAATATTTTTCTTCTGGAAATAAATTATTATTTAATGAATTTATAAAATGAGGCGTCTCTCTAAACAAGTATATATTATTACTAATATATAAGTGTGAAAGACATAACATTATTAAGTCAGCATCTAACCCATAAATAATAGTATTAGTATTATTATGATATTCTTTATTGTTTCTAATATACTTAAAAATTTTATGCTCTCCTTCACCTATTATATTTGATCCACTAACCATAATTTCAATATTTTTGTAATTTTTATGATTTTTAAAATGACTATCAATATATTTATTTAATTCGTTCATAAATTTTGTTCCAGGTGTTATATTACATGTATCCCATTTATCAATATTACTATTATTTTGAATCCAACTTTTATATCTTCTATTTCTTTGCTGCTCTAGTTTAGCAACAGGTGCGATTCCATCAAAAGCTATAATGATTTTATTTTTAGGATTAATAATTTTTATATATTCATCTAGTTTTTCTGAAACATACTTATATAGTTTATAATTATAATTAGTATCATTATTATAAACTATATTATTAATAGCATCATAAATAATCGAATTACTATCAATATATAAATTATTAATTTCTATAGAATTCTTTGAAAATTTTTTAATAATATTCGAATGTGTTTTGATTAATTGAACAAAATAATTGGGAATCCCCATTAGTAATTATAAATAATATAAAATAATATTTAAATATTTTATAAAGTTAATTAAAAACAATTTGTAAAATTATTAAATTTGTATAATATAATATAATGAGCAATGTAATATCTAATATTAATATTTATAAAGATATTGAGGAAAAAATTTCTTTTTTGAAAGATATGATAAAAGAATCCTTCTCCACTATGCAAAATTATAAAATTATGGATGTTATTTCGGGCAATGAATTAAATACAACAATTAATAGTTTTGATAAATTATCGAGTAATTTAAATGAATTGAATAAAAAATTAATGACTGATATAAATATTGATTGTGAAAGTATATACAACGAAATAAAACAAATTAAGAGTAAATTACTTTCTATATTTAGTAATTCAGGAACAAAATATTTAAAAAAATTAATTATTTTATTACTTGATAATAATATTGAAAATATTGATAATGATAAATATAACTTATTATGTAATTATACGCACCCTGTTGGTTATAAAATTTTAGATTGGAAAAATTATCACCCCTCTACTAATAAAAACAAAAAATATATACAAAAGAATAAAATTATTGATGATAAAATGATAGTAGAACATGCTAATAATTTAGAATGTTTAGATTTATCCAGAACAAATAAAACATTTCAATTGCAAGTATATGGTATAAAGGTCATTATTCATAATGCTAAGAAGAGAGAAACATATATTATTTCGTGTTTAGTAGATGATATACTATTATCATGTGTAGATAATTATTTTATATTAGATAAATATTCTAAATTAGATAGTGAAAAACCAAAAGATAATGAATACAAAAATGAAGATTGGGAAAATTTCAAAAAATTTTTGACTTTAAAAGATTTTTTATTATTAAATAATAATGAAATATATAGCAAATATATATCAATATTGACACAAAATAATTTTTATAAGCAAAAAAATATTTCACAAATTGTTAATGAATTTTTAAATAGTGACTTATTTGTTCAAAGAAATATTTTAATTAATTTATTAGTTAAATCAAATGATAATGAATATCAATATATGTCTTATTTATTATATGATTTATTATCAAATGATAATCAATCTTCAATCGATACTATAGAACAAACTATGTTATATGATAGTTTACCTTGGCATTGTAAAGTTTATTTTAAAAATGCTATGAAACAAACAATTAGCTATACAAATCAATTATGTAATTATGATGAAACAAAAATTCCATTGGAACAACAAATATGTTTGATGAAGGCTAGTAATAATATAAAAGAAAAGGCAATGGTAAAGTTAAAAGAAATTAAAGCTAAAAGCGAAGATACTGGTTCTAAAGCAAGACATTATTTGGATGGTTTGTTAAAAATTCCATTTGGAATATATAAAGAAGAATATATATTATCAATAAAAAAAGAATTAAATTCACAATTTATCTTTTTATTACAATTGCCCATATTTAAAAATATAGATAAATTTACAATTGATAAAAAAAATATTTATACTATAATAGAAATAAAAAATATAATTAAAAATATTACTGAAAATATTGTTCCAGAAATATTAAATAATGTAAAAAATGATTATATTATTAATGTAAAAAAATTAAAAAAACCAGATATTGTAAAAATTAATACAAATATAAATAATTTTATAAGTAATAATAATTACAACCATGATAATGTAGCTATTGCTAATAAAAAAATTGATTTTTTACTTAATAATGTAAATAATTTTATTAATTCTTTAAAAGAAAAAGATGACTTACTTAATTATTTAAAAATATTACCTGAATATGAAAATGAATATAATAATATTAAATTATTAGAAAAAAATATATTAGAAATTACAAATAAAATAGATACTATTTCACAATATATGAAAGATGTAAAGGCAAATTTAGATTCATCTGTATATGGTCATGATAATGCAAAAGAACAAATAGAAACTATTATAGCACAATGGATAAATGGTGAAAAATCTGGTTATTGTTTTGGTTTTGAAGGTCCGGCTGGAGTAGGAAAAACAAGTTTAGCTAAGAAAGGTATATCGAAATGTTTACAAGATCATGATGGAAAATCAAGACCTTTTTCTTTCATAGCAGTCGGTGGTTCATCGAATGGTAGCACTTTAGAAGGTCATAATTACACATATGTTGGATCTACTTGGGGAAAAATTGTAGATGTCTTAATGGAAAATAAATGTATGAATCCAATAATTTTTATTGATGAATTAGATAAAATTAGTAAAACTGAACACGGTAAAGAAATAATAGGTATTTTAATACATTTAATAGATTATACACAAAATGATTCTTTTCAGGATAAATATTTTAATGGTGTTGATTTAGATTTATCAAAGGTATTGTTTATTTTTTCTTATAATGATGTTGATGCTATTGATAAAATTCTTTTAGATAGAATACATAGAATTAAATTTAAACATTTATCATTAGAAGAAAAAATTACAATAACAAAAAATTATATACTACCAGAATTATATAACAAGGTAGGATTTGAAAATATTGTTCATTTTTCTGATGATGTATTGATAAATATAATCAATAATTATACTTGTGAACCTGGTGTTAGAAAATTAAAGGAGATATTATTTGAAATAGTTGGTAAAATTAATTTAAATTTATTAAGTAATAAGTTAGAATTTGATAGTGATAAATTACCATTAGATATTACTTATGAAACTATAAGAAATGAATACTTAAAAAATAGACATGAAATAAATATAAAAAATATTATTTCAGAACCAGATATAGGTATAATAAATGGTTTATGGGCTAATTCTTTGGGACAAGGAGGACTTTTGTATATTGAAGTTAAAAAAATAATATCTTCTTCATTATTTGAATTAAAATTAACTGGTATGCAAGGAGATGTTATGAAAGAAAGTATGAATGTTGCAAAAACAGTTGCTATAGAAAAATATATGTCAAAGAAAAATATTGATAATATAGTTAAACAATATAAAAATTTGGGATTGCATATTCATGTTCCTGAGGGTGCAACACCTAAAGATGGTCCTTCAGCTGGTGCGGCAATTACAACAGCAATTTATAGTATTTTAATGAATAAAAAAATTAATAATTTATTTGCTTTAACAGGTGAAATATCTTTACAAGGTATGGTTACAGAAATAGGTGGTTTAGATTTAAAAATATTAGGTGGCATTAAGTCTGGTGCCAAAAAATTCATTTATCCAAAAGATAATGAAAAAGATTTTAAA